GGTTATACATTAGATTACAACTTATATATACGAGAGTATCTGTATAGAACACAGATGACAACCAGAGACATACACTTGTTTTTATTGGAACAAAAATTAGACAGAAATCCAATATACGCAGATAGTGCAGAGCCAAGATTAATAACAGAACTAAGAACAATGGGGCATAATATATTTCCAAGTATGAAAGGTAAGGATTCAGTTAATGCAGGAATAGATTTATTAAAGCGATACAAGATACACATATTAACCACAAGCAATAATGCCATACAAGAATTTAGAAACTACAAATGGACAGAGGATAGAACGGGTAGGCTAACCAATATACCAGAGGACAAACATAATCATATAATAGACCCCTGTCGTTACGCAACATATAGTATTTTAAGCAGACCAAACTTTGGTAAATACATCATACAATAATTAACAAAATTGTTTATATAATAGGTATTTTTATTATATTTATACCTATGAACATATTTTACTTAGACAAAAACCCTTATATCGCTGCCAAATATCTTTATAACAAGCACATCTGTAAAATGATTATAGAATCAGCACAAATGTTATGTACAGCACATCACCATTACGACAATGGACACAATGTACCTTATGCAAAAGCGTATTACAATCACCCATCTACAAAGTGGTGTAGGGCTAATACAGAGCATTACTACTGGCTTTATTATCATTTAATAGGTATAGGTATGGAATTCGAGAGAAGATACGGTAGAGAGCATCTAACGGCTTCTAAATGCCTAATACCTTTACAACACGCACCAAGTGGTATGCCAACAACTAAATTTGTGCAACCTCCACAATGTATGCCAGACCAATATAAAGACAAATGCAGTATTGTAGCTTATTGGCGTTACTATAAAGCAGAAAAACACAGAGTTGCTACAAAAAAAGAAACAATTATTAAATAAATTGTTAATAATTAAGGATTTTTTATTATATTTATACTATAAAAATTATACAAATGACATATACACTAGACAAATACAAACAGAACCTCAAAGTCATCAATGATGATGTTTGGAGTTACAACACAAGAGTTGGTATCATAGCTGGTACCAAATTATTTCAACTTGGTTATTGGTCACAGACCACACAAAAACATATTAATTATGTTGCAGACCAATACGACTTGGACTTAATAAAACCGTAATTATGGATAAAATACAAAACCTAAGCGATATGGAATACTATGCAAATATGACTTTATGTTTAGGTCTATTAAATAAATGGACTGATAAAAGTAAAAGCAAAGATTTGCAAAAGTTTACAACAGCCATATTAGATATATCTTTTTATACTATGAAATTGCAAGACGAATTACAAAAACACAAAATTGCTGTTAGCGATTATCGTGAGCGTAAAAATAAAGCACTTTTGGAGTTAGAAGATATTAATAAAAAGTACCAAACATTGAAAAAAAATATTAAATTAGTGTAAGTGGTTTACACTTTATAGTTTGGTGTTAAGGGGGGTTTAATTATCCCCCTTTTTTTATTCAAAAATTTCTGCTTAAATTTCTGTACTAAAAAACACAATTAAAATCGTTACATAGTTATGAAAGCAAAATTAAAAGTGCCAAACAAGTTAAGCGAAATAACATTAGGGCAATATCAGAAATATTTAAAAATACAGGATAAAAACGAAGACCCTTATTTTTTACAATGTAAGCTGATAGAAATATTTTGCAATTTAGATGCCAAGTCAGTAAGGCTAATGCGTGTTAATGATGTTAGCAGAATATCAAACATAATTAACCAAATGTTTGACAAACAAACAAACCTAGTCAGAAATTTTAGTATGAGTGGTACAGATTATGGATTTATTCCTGATTTGGAAAATATGACTTTTGGAGAATATATTGATTTGGATTCTTATATAAACGATTGGAAAAATATGCACGTTGCTATGAATGTTTTATACAGACCAATAAAATCCAAAGTAGGAGAAAAGTATCTTATTGAGGATTATAAAATAGATACAAAAGATAATATGTTAAAAATGCCAATGAATGTTGTTCTTGGGTCTATAAGTTTTTTTTTTCGTTTAGGACTGGACTTATCGAAAGTTATGACGAATTATTTGGACAACAATCAGAGGGAGGACTTGACAGCTTATCTATCTTCAATAGGAAATGGGGATGGTATCAATCAGTTTATGCACTCGCTGGAGGAGATATTACAAAATTCCAAAATATCACTAAACTAGAGTTACACGAATGCCTAATGATGTTAACATTTATGAAAGAAAAACAAGAATTGGAATCAAGACAAATAAAAAGAAATTTTAAATGAGCAATACAGGAATAAGAGGTTATTATTTAGTTACAAATACTATAAAAGAACAATTACTAAAAGATGTTAATGTTAATGAGGTTACATCTGGAGATATATCACAGGTTAATTTACAAAAGCAAAACATTTTTCCACTTGCACACATAATGGTAAATAATGTAACAATAGGCGAACAAACTTTGACTTTTAATGTAAGTGTTATGGGTATGGATATTGTAAATACATCAAAACAAGAAACAGTAGATATATTTAGAGGTAACGATAACCATCAAGATATACTAAACACACAATTATCTGTTATTAACGAAGTTGTGCAATTATTAAGCAGAGGTGATTTATATACAGATGGATTCCAATTAGATGGCGAGCCAAATGCAGAACCATTTGTAGATAGGTTTGAAAACCAATTGGCAGGTTGGTCTGTTACAATGGATATAATAATCAGAAACGATATATCGATATGTTAGATTTTAAAGAGGTTGAAAAAGAATTAAATAAGTTTAAGGATTTTGTTGTAAAAAAAGCAAAGGCAAATCTTGTTAAAAGTAAAAAAGTATCTTCTGGTGCATTATATAATTCCATTGACGCAAAAATAATACAAGATGCAGACGCATTTTTGGTAGAATTTTTAATGGAAGATTATGGTAAGTTTGTAGACCAAGGTGTGAGAGGAAAAAATGCATCAGAATTACCAAAAGGTGCAAAATGGTATGGTAAAAATAAAGCACCAAAAAGTCCATACAAATTTGGTAGTATGAAAAGCAGAGGTTTGCGTAAAGCTATAAACAGATGGACTGTGCAAAAAAAAGGATTAAAAGGTGTGAGAGATAGTAAAGGTAGATTTATAAGTCGTAAATCAATGCAGTATCTTATTACAAGAAGTATTTATTTATCAGGTATTAAATCAACATTATTTTTTACAAGTCCTTATAATGAAGCATTAAAAAAGTTTTCACAAAAATTTACAGAAGCTTTTATACTTGATATGGAAAACAATTTTTTATTCGGACAAAATAAATAGATATGGCAATAATAAAATTAAGAAGCCCTAGATACGAGGTAAAATTAGCACCAAGTGGTGCAGTATCAGCAAAACTAGAATTAACAATAGATAGTACATTACGATATACAATTATAAAAGAATGTACAGCAGGTAGCAATGTTGAATTTGAAATATCTGAATTATGTAGAGATTATTTGAATATAAGTGTTGACGATTCTTTTGACCACGATAATAACTCTATTGCAATTTCCAGAGCAATAAAATTTTATCCACAAGCAAATGCAGAAGGCACACAAATTGGTAGCACCGATACTGTTGCACATACAGGAGTTGATGGTTACGGAAAATTTACAGATGGAGTTAATCCAACGATACATTCATCAACTGTTTTTTTATTTTCACCAAATTATAAGGGCACAGATAGTTATAAAGTATATGCACCTGATGGTAGCGAGGGTTCTTTTCCTTATCTTGACACAAATGGAGATGTACAATATAATGAATTCGATGCAGCAGAAACAAGCGTAACATTAAGAAGTCAAACTGTAACAATAGAAAGGTTAGAATGTAATAAATACACACCAACAAAAGTTTTATTTTTAAATCAATTTGGTGCAATACAAGAATTGTGGTTTAAAAACAATTTAGTTGATACATTAACAACTAAGGAGGAAAACTATCAAAGAAATATTATGAATTTTGCAACAAACAATACTGCAACATACGAGCAAAAACAACATAGTATAAAAACTTTAAATAAACAAGGTAAAAATAGAGTTAAATTAAGTTCAGGTTATTATCCTGAGTTTACCAATAATTGGTTTGAGGAACTTCTATTATCAGAATATGTTTGGATACGCAGACAAG